AGAGGTTAAGCGCGGGGGCGGCACTAATGTGCACGTACATAAGAATAGCCAGATTTGTGGTTGGTTCTTTTTAGATGCTGTTGAAGGCGCAGCGTATCCTGTTTACCACGACACGCGCATGAACAAGGCGATGGTGGAGCTGGATTTTGAGCAAGGTGGTGATGTAAACGCCGCAACTAACTCAATTCATTTTAATAATATAGTGCCGGGGACTGTTTTGTTTAGCAACTCATGGGTAAACCATCAACTGGTTGGCGGCAACTCTGAAGCCCCTATGAAGTGCATACATTTCATCATCACGCACAAGGACAAACCATGCAGCACGTGTTAACACCCTATTCGATGCCTGTAGAACCTTTTGTTTGGTGGGAGGGGGCTTTTAACGAACAAGAACTTAACTGGCTTCAAGAACAGGCTATTAAGGCAGAAAACCAAGCGCAAGTTGGCGGTAACCCCACAGGGGAAGACTTAGCTAAAATACGCCGTTCTCAGGTGTCATGGCTGAACAAAACGCCGGACACAGCATGGGTGTTTGAAAAACTGTCTCACGTGGCATCGTCCTTAAACGCGCAGTATTATCGGTTTGATCTAACGGGTTTTACTGAACCGCTGCAGTTGACCAATTATAATCAGTCGGAAAAGGGTATGTACGGCTGGCACCTAGACTACGGTGGGAAGTTAAGTCCCAGTAGAAAATTAAGCATGGTGTTGCAACTGACAGACCCAAGCCAATACGAAGGTGGCAACTTGCAGATACTGACCAGTGGAGAGCCTGTCAACGTGCGTAAGCAGCGGGGGCTGATAGCGGCCTTCCCCTCTTATGTGCTGCACCAAGTTACCCCTGTGACCAGCGGCAGCCGTCAATCATTAGTAACATGGATATCGGGGCCGGCATTTAAATGAACATAGAACATAAAGATTTTATTGGCATTTACAAAGGTGTTTACCCTGAAGGGTATTGTCAGCATCTGATAAAAGAATTTGAAAGGTTGGTTGAGTCAGGCGCAGGCAACAACCGCCAAAAAGGGGAAGGTTCGCTTAAACACCTTAAAGATGACATGCAGCTTGGGCTAAACTTTGGTGTCCACACTGCTGCGCCCTTTAACGACGTGCCAGCGGAACGTATGTTTTTCAACGGCCTTCAGCAGTGCTACGACACGTATGCAGAAGAATTTTCTGTGCTCAAAGATGGCAAGATTCACGGCACCGCAATGAAAATGCAGCGCACTTCACCGGGCGGGGGGTATCATATTTGGCATGGCGAGCAGGGAAATGGTAATCGTGCCGAACGCGTTCTGGTCTACATGCTGTATTTGAACGATTTGGGGGAAGCTGATGGCGGTGAAACTGAGTTTTTGTATCAGCGAACCCGTATCCGCCCCGAAGAGAATACAATGATTGTATGGCCTGCGGCCTTCACTCACGCGCATCGTGGCAATACGGTACTGGGCGAGCAAAGCAAGTATATTGTGACAGGGTGGTTCTACTATGAGTAGTGCTGACGTATTTGAAAAAAACGGTTGTGTCCGTGTTAACGAGTTTATTGATTTACATACCGTGAGTATCGTTTCTCAATATCTTGAAAACCGCATCCGTCGAGGTGAATGGGTGGAGGGTAACGAAGGCGTACAAGCTGCATCTAAGTTATTTTATTACGCCGATCCTTTGATTGAAGCGTTGATGTTGGCGTGTAAAGCTGGTGTAGAAGAAGTAACGGGGAAAGAGCTTCTTCCAACTTACTCGTATTCTCGTGTATACCAGCCCGGTGAGGAGCTTGTTTCCCATACTGACAGGCCGTCTTGCGAAGTCAGTGTTACGGTAAATATCGCTACAAAGGGCGAGCTTTCGCCAATCTACATGCAGTATAAGGACAATCCGGTTGAAGAACACTTTCTTAGCCCCGGCGATGCTGTAGTCTATAAAGGCTGCGAAGCAAAACACTGGCGCAAACCACTAACGCCAAACCAGTTAAATGTGCAATTTATGCTGCACTACGTTGACAAGAACGGCCCTAACACTGAGTTTATAAAAGACAAACGACCTGCTTATGGTATGAGCGATAAAACGAGGAGATTATAATGCCTGCTGGAACTCCTAAAGTAACTGGTTTTGGTGGTAAATCCATTGTTCCCGGTGGAACTCAAACCTTTAACTCCCCCGGCACATTTACCGTTCCCGTAGGAATTAGCACTGTCAACGTCACGGGGGTTGGGGCAGCTGGAAGTTCCGGAAACGCAGGTAATTCTGGTAATGTAGGTCCGGCAACTTGCGCCCCCGGTGGTGGAGGTGGTGCGGCAGGGGGTTACTATACCCAAACTATTTTTTATTGCTGTGTTCAACCCATCAGTGTTTTCCCAAGCTCAAACAATGACCCAGCAGGAGTAGGCGTAGGAGGGGCTGCAGGGCCAGCTACACCGGGCGGCAACCGAAACTTGGGATTTGGCGGCAATCCGGGCGCATCTGGAACACCTGCCGGAGCGGGTAATCCCGGAAACTCCGGTAATCCGGGTTCAACTGGCACAGCTTCTAGTGTATTTTCCAATAACTTTCCCGGAGGGGCGGGAGGTTCAGGCGGGAACGCAGGGAACGCAGGGAACGCCAGCTCTGGGGGCGGTGGTGGTGGCGGCGGTGGTGGTGGTAGCACAGTTACCTGTTTTAATCCGAACGGCAGCTTTGCGACAAATTTTCGTGGTGGAGGAGGCGCAGGAGGCACCAGCGGCCCCTGTGGCACTACAGGTGGTTCCGGGGGCAACTCAGGCAACCCCAACGGGCCCGGCACTGGAAATCCTGCAGGGGGTGGCGGCGCAGGGCTATGCAATCCGGGGTGTAACGGCCCCGTTACTTCAAGCTCACGTGTTCCGGGAGGAACTCCGGGCGGTGGACGCGGAGGCGCGTGTAGGGGCAATCCCGCTAACAAAAACGGTGAAGCTGCAAGCGTAACGGGGGCCGGGGGTGGGGGTGGAGCAGGCATTTGTGGCGGCAATGCCAGCGGTGGGTCTGGAGGTGGTGGCGGCAGAAGATATCCGGGCAACTCCGCTAACTCCGGCAACCCCGGCAACCCCGGCAACCCCGGCAACCCAACTTCTTTTAACTCACTTCCAGTATCTCCGGGGAGTAGCTACCCAGTATCGGTAGGCTCTCCGGGTGGGCAAGTTGTTGTTTCGTGGAATCCTCAATGAAAAAGACAAACATTGAAAAAACAATGGATAGTTTCAATGAAAGACTTTCTACACAAACAAGAGAGGGGGACTTTAACCGCGCCCGTTCTTTTACAGTGGGAACTTCTTTCGGAGGCACCACAGAGTTAATAATGCGTACAAACGATGGACGGGCTATTTGGACGCCAATGCAACCTGTTGAGGTGGTAGAGCTGATTAACCAATTGTCTGCTAATATCGGGTGCCACATACACCTCCAACCCAGAAATGACTTTGCAAGTTGGAGAAACTGGAAAGTTACTCCAGAAGAAAAACTCCATCTTAACGGACACCCCCCTTTTGTAAACGACATGGCTCCACACATGGCCGTTGGAGCTAACCCCCCTCCGCCCGAACAACAACCCGGACTTCAACCTGCCTTGATGGCGAAGGAGATACAAGATGAGCAAGCTGTGGCAACTGAAAAAACTCTCTAGCGGCGAAGCACTAAACGAACCGCAACGACTGCCTGAGAACTGGGGACCTATCTTTGGTCTTGCTGGGTTTATTGACAAGATTGGCGACTTGAGCTGGCTGGGTGACGCGTACAACGACACTGGCTGGGTTATTGTGGGGGATGCTCCCGCACTGCCCACTGCGTCTACACCCGCCGAATTGGAATGGGAACGAGCGAAGCAGCTACTGCGCGAATCGGATTGGACTATGCTTTCTGATGTGCCGATGACCTCCGGGGACAAGGCTCTGTGGATCGAGTACCGCCGCGCACTGCGTGATATCCGGTTACAGTCTGGCTTTCCTAATGATATTCAGTGGCCTGTAGCCCCGGAGTGAGCATGAACCCTCCTGACGTTGCAGTCGTTGCAGTAAGTAATGTTTATTCTCGCATGATGCATTTTAAAAACGCAGGGGATGTCGAGGTTGGACATTCGCATACATACGATCATGGCACACTTGTAAGCTCCGGTTCCGTTAAATACGAAATTCTTGATGGTTCTAACGGCAATGCCGTGGCAGTAAAAATATTTAAGGCTCCGGGTTTTATTTTTGTAGAGAAGAATAAATACCATCGTATTACCGCGTTGGAAGACGAGACAGTCTGTGCTTGTATTCACGCACTGCGAACGATAGATTCGGATTTAGTACCGCCAGACTGCTTAATAGAACCAATCCAAAGAGAGTGGCATAATCAGATTTTTGACAAAGTGCAAGAAAAAACAGGGAAAATGGTAGAGCCAATAATCAATACACCCTCCTTCCTGTGAACAAGTACACGATCCGGTTTAACAAGTCCCGTGGGCAACAGGGGCGCGGATCGTTAGAGCATGTCTGGCGTGTTTTTGAGAACGACAATGAAGTACTTGCTCGACACGTTAGGATAGAATGTAGGTCTTGGACAGAGCTGGATAAGAACGGTGTGGATTTTAACGTCGCCTGCTACGGTCAAAGAATGCTGTTCTACAGCGACACCGACACCGTTGTTATCTTAGAAGAGTAGGAGTGAATCGTGGACATAGACGAACTCGCGTTACGCAAGATTATCCGGGAAGAGATGAAGTCAGCTCTGAAGGAAGTCGGTTTGCACGACGAAGAGGCCGGTGACGATGTACGCGACTTGCGTAGTCTGATTACCGATTGGCGGGGCATTAAGAAAACTGTCCTGAACACGCTGGCGAAAGCTGGCACGTTGTTCGTCCTTGGCCTGCTGATGCTCGGTGCATGGGGCAAATTTAACGGAGGTGGCAACGAATGAACGACGAAACCCCACAACGCTATGAAACTGCAAAAGAAGTCGCTGGCAAGGCCATCGGCCAATACGGTCTGATGTACATCACGGCTATCGTGCTGATTGGTGTTGGCTCGTCTTACTTCTTATCTGAAGGCGCTATCACTGCTGTGATGACCATGATCGGCGGTGCGCTTGTAGCTCTGATTAACATGATGAACGGGATTGCCGGAACTCAAGAAAAGCCCGAGCGTCCTGAGTTTGAAGTCATTCAGCACCTGATTGCCAAGCTTGCTGAGAAAGAGCCACCGATGCGCGTCGATGTTAAAAACGGCGAAGTCACTGTCCGAAAGGGCGACGACATTACTGAGTTAAAATAATGCTTGACCCGGTATCCGCGTTAGCCATAGCTACGTCTGCGTTTAATCTGCTAAAAAAGGGAATATCCGCAGGTCGAGAATTGGAAGACATGGCAGGCCAGCTGGGAACGTGGTTTCGCGCAGTCAGTGATGTCAAGTCCGCAGAGGAAGAAGCCAACGACCCGCCGTTATTCAGGAAGCTGATCTCCAGCGGCAGTGTTGAGCAGGAGGCTATGCAAGCCCTTTTGGCTCGCAAGAAAATTGAGCAGCAGGAGAAAGAGCTGCGTGAGCTTATCGTCTGGCGATGGGGCGTTGAGGAGTACACAGCAATGATGCGAGATCGCACAAGGATTAAAGACACCCGCGCTAA